CGAGCGCACCGGCGGCTGACCGCCACAGCGGCCGAATGGTCCCATCGGCCATACGCCGTCTGGCCTGAGCGTAATTACTGTAGGTCGCGGACTGCAATCCTTCGCTTAACCCGACAATTACCGGTGGAACCCCAGCGGCCGCCGCGATACGCGTTTCCCCCGCACCCTGCGTCATCTTGAAGTCGAGTTGCCGCAGGTCAGACCCCACAACCGTCGCGTCCGCCCCACCGCCCAAAAACAGCGTCTTATAGGCGTTCGCTACGCCGCGGTGCTCATCCTCGAACAATTCCTTGAACTCTTTGAACCGGTCGAACGGCACCATCGGGTCAACCTTCACCACCATATTCGGGGTGGCGCCATTCTCGAAATACTTCAACTTATGCGCGGTCGCAGCCGAATCCGACTCCAACTCGCGGATAATCGGGGTAATCCACGACATCCCCCGATACGTCGCAATCGGGTCCGGAATCGGCGCATAATGCGCAACCTGTTCCTTCGTCAGGAACACCTCAGGCTCCGACGACGCAGGCCCACCCGGCTTGTACAGGTAACCGAGCAAGTCGTTGTCCAGCTCAGACGCCGACCCGCCCTCATACTCCGAGCCGCACAGGATGGTCACCCAGTCCGGGCGCATCCGCTTCAAATACTTACCCTTCCGGGTCCAGAAGCTGTTGCCGGCGAGGGAGGCGTCCATCTCCATCCGCGCCAACAGATCCCCGGTGGTGCCCCCCGGCCACGGCGTCTCAAGGATTTTCAGCTGCTCGTTGCCGAACAGGTCCCCCGGCCGTCCCTCCTCGAGGCGCCGCCACTGAAACCGCGCCTCGGCGAACACCAGCAGCCGGGTCAGGATGCAGGCGTAGATGACCCCGTTGGCCTTCAACGCGCCCTGCACCATCGCCGGATAGTCGGTGCCGATGCGTTCCTCGGACCCGGTCAACGTTTGGGTGACACCGTAGGTGCTGCCGTTGAAACTGAACTGGTCCAGGAACGAGAAGTAGTCCGACAGGCTCAGGCTGGGGAACACCGACCGCTGCTCGGTCTTACCTCGACGCAGCAGCGCCCGCTGGAGGACGTTCACCTACGGTCCTCCTCGCCATCATCGGTTCGGGCCGCGATGGCGACCGTGAGCGTCGACAGCGTCACGCCACCGACCAGCAGACCCCACGCTGGGCCCCACAGCAGGACAACCCCGGCCATGGCCTGCGCCAAGCCGAGCAGGAACAACAGACCGACGGTTGCCTTCACTAGACACCGCCTCTGAGTGGAAGACTTGGGGGATGGACTCGATCGACCGGCTGCTACAGCGCGTTGACGCGGACGAGCTGCTAGACCGTTACGTCCTGCGGAAATACCGCGCGGACCCAGCGGTCACCGGCCACCTGTCTGACTGCCCGGACACCGTCGTGGAGAGCCACGGCGGCACAGACGGCGCCTACGGCTGCGACACCGGCTGTGACTACGTCAGGTTTGACGCTGTGCTCAGTTGCCCGCACGGCCCCACCGACACCTACGAGTTCGGGGACTTCGGTCAGATGTGGCTGATCATCCACGACATGGCCGCAGACGCCGGAACCCTCTGAGTGGAAGACTGGGGGGAATGACCTGCGAGGACTGCCGACGCGACGCGCACGCCTGGGTGCTGCTGTACCGCCTCAGCTACGTCGAGGCGTACAAGCACCTCATGTCAGTGCGGCACGGCGTCTACCAGCACGAGTGCGACCACGGCTACGACCGTCTCTGCGACGCCTGCCGAGTTGCTAGGACTTCGAGAACCACGGCTGCGGCGCCGGGTTCGCGCAATGCTTCAAATAGCCGTGCCACGCCATCGTCACCGACACCAGCGGGCTGATGTAGGTGGTGGAGTTCCGGCGATGCCACACCCACGCATCCGACATATCCCGCGTCTGCGCACCCTTCAACGCGATATGCAGCGACTTCTGCCCGCGGTGCCGCACATCCTGTTTCTCCACACACGCCTCGTAGAACTCGCCGCACGCCTGCGCCATCTCCCGACCCGTCACCAGCTCGGGTTCGATGCCGTTCTCCTGCAACTCGTTCAAGAAACTGCCAGCACCCGACGCCGGGTCCACAATCACCGACACGGGCCGCCACTTGCGGTACAGCTCAACCATCCGCGGAACCGCCCACGCCGTGCCCTCGCGGGTGTCGACCACCTCAACATGCCCTAAACCGTCCGCGCGGCGACCCGCAACCGAGATGCTGGCGACGTTGCGTTCCGCCTCCACATCCAACGCGAACACCACCGGATCCGACGGCTGCGAGTCCGGGTCAGCCAACTTCGGCCACACCGCCTGCACATTCGCCACCAGCGAGTTTTCCTCGGGGTCGAACCACACCCCCAGCCGCTCCCGGCTGAACGCGAGGTCGTCCATGGCGTCCCGCTCAGACTGCACAAACTCGTGGTCAATCCTGATGCCCAACGCCGGGTTCGCGATCGCCCAATTCTGCTGGTCGTCCAAATCGGCGTCCTTGTCCACCGACCACTCGAAATACGCGAGCCGCCGGGAAGAACCAGCCACGCCGCGCTCCCGCACGCTGCGCAGCTGGTCCGAAGTCGCCATCCCCGCACTCGACGTGTACCAGATTTGCGGGTTCGGCCGCGCCGACAACGTCGGCAGCAACGCAGCCATGCCTTCGGACGCCAGGTTGTACGCCTCGTCGAGGATGACGACGTCGCCGGTGAAGCCACGACCGGACCCAGTGGAGCGGGCCACGAACCGCAGCCGGCCACCGTTGCGCAACTCGATGCCCTCATCGCCGTGGCTGGTGCGGACCCGGCTGACGCGCTTGCGGAGCCAGTCGTTGCCCTCGAGATGCGCCAAGACCCGGCGGAACCCCTCCTGCGCCGTCTTAAACTCGTGGGCGCTGTGAAGGATTAGCTTTTCCCCGAACAGGAACAACCCGGCGAGCTCACGCGCCTCAAGCACCGCGCCCTTGCCGCACTGCCGCGGCACCACCAGCCCAACCTCGAACGCGGCGAACTTCCCGTCGCGGCGCTCCCCGAGACTGTGGCGGATCACGTACTGCTGCCACGGATCCAGGTGCAACCCGAACGAATCGCAGAAATCCACAGCCTCATCCCCAGCTGTGGACACATACGCCGGGACCGACTCGATACGCGGAGTCTGAACACCAAGCAGCGTCGTCGTCACCGCGTCCCACCGTAGAAGTAGTAGCATCGCAACCTGCGGACTGAACTACCCGATGCGGGTGGTGTAGGCCCGTGCTCACCCCCCGGCTTCGGTCGGGGGGTTCCTAAGTTAGTCACTACTAGCCGCCGTACCAGCGCATCTCCGGGGCAGGCTCGCTGACAACCGCCGGCCGCTGCACCGGCTCATCCACCGGCCGCAACGGCTGCGACACCAACACCAAAAACGTCACCCACGCCAACACCAACGCCCCCCCGACCACAACCACATCCACAACCCACGGCCGGATCACTCGCACGCAATCCCATCGCTGTCGCGGTCCAACTTCGCCGCATAACCCGGCTCGCCCCGGTAAATAGGTGCAGCTCCCGCCGCACGGGCCGCCGAACAGTTTGCATAGCTCGCTGACTGCTTCGGTGCCGGAGCGGGCACAGCCGCTCGAGAAGTCGGCGCCACCGCTGCTGGCGCCACTGTCGCTGTCACTCCAGCAGGAGGCGCGGACGAAGGCACCGTGCCCACCCCGACACCCTTAACGGGCACCGAGCAAGCCGTCAGCGCCACCAGCGCCATCAGGCACCAGGCGAACCCGAACATCGCGAAAAACCGGCGCCACCACGGACGACGCGGCTCCGGCGGCCGCGGCAGAGTATCCACCGCCACCACCGCCTCCCCATCCTCCGCGAGAAGACGCGCCAAGTCCGCGACCCTGATGAACCCCCGACCATTCACCCCATAACCCGGGCCCCACGAGTTCTCCCACAACACAACATCGCCGAACCCCGGATGCGCAGGCCAATACCCCGTCAACAAAATGCAATGACCACCAACAACATCCCCCGAAACATCCACCAAACCGTCCACCGACGTGTCGTACATCGACTCATACCACGGCACACCCACCACAACCGGCCCCACATGGCACAACGTGTCGATGACATCGTTGACGCCGAACGCCCACCGATACGACGAAATGTGCCCCGCCCGCTTACACGCCCGCGCACCAGCCAACACACTCGCACCCTCAGACCAGTCGTTACCCATCAACCGGTCCTCGGCCTGCGCCCGCCGATACAAGTCCCGCGCGAAGCTGTTGTCCGCGTGGATGACCACCGGGTCGGCGGCGAGTTCCCCAGCGAACCCGAACCCCACACACGCACCCTCAGACCCCTGGTCCAGCGGGTAGTAGTTCGGCAGGCCCCAAATCCGCTTGGTGTGCGGCACCCGCAGCGGCAACACCGACCGCACCGGAAACCCGCGGCTGCGCTCGTCGAAGTGAACGTGGCGACCCAGTGCAGGCACCGAACCTCCCCTAAAATTCGACCCCGTGACCTGGACCGCGAGCTCACTGTTCCGGACGGCGACCTACATGAACATCGAACAGATGCTCGCGCTCCACGACATCCGCGAACATGAAGCCGCCATCCGCGAGCGGGAAGCCGCCAACCACGTCCGGATGCGCCACCCCGACATCGAACAGACCTACGACGCGCCCATCACCGCCCTGCAGCACTACTTCGACCGCGGGTGGCTCATCGACGTCGGAATCTGGATGTACGGATAGACTCGACAGGCGCGGCGCGTCAAACCCGCCCCAAGGACCCAAGGACTCGGAATCAGCCGGGCAAGGACGGCCACGACGGGCACCTTCGTATCTGGCCCCAGCCGTACCTGCGCGCCGCGCACCAAACCCGGCCCTACGCCCCCTCAGACGCCCGCTGCCGACGCTCGGACCGCGCCCGCTCCAACTCATCCACCGGGTCATCCACCACATCCGGCGGCGCCTGAGCCCGGATCGCAGCCACAGCCTCCCGATGCTCCCTATTCATCGAAGCCATCGCCATCGCCGCCGACCGCGGATTATCAATCCGCCCCGACAGCACAATCAACGACGCAGCCTCCGGCCCCAACCGCAGCTCGTCGGGGAGCCGCTCGAGCCACGCCTGGGTCGCAGCCAACACGCTGTCATGCCACGCCATCTCCGCCACAACAGCTCCTCCCCGGTACCCTCCCCAGGCAAGGGCGCCCCGGGCCGCGTTCGGCACACCGCACCCCGGGGCGCCCTTGTCACTTACGCTTCCGCGGGTTCCTCCGCAGCTTCGTGTTGTTGTAACCAGCCACAACCGTCACCCCCTCACGGAGCTCGGCCATACACAGCCCACGAATGCTCCAACCGCTCCACATGCGCCGGCGACCCCGGCACCGGGTTCAACACCACCCGACCCGGATCCAACCGGTGCGTCCCCCGCGGCTCCATCTGCGCGCACCCCCGCTCGTACAGCGGGTCCCCCGGCTCCTCCCACGCCAACCACACCGCGTGGTGCGCCGACGCCAACTGCGGCGGCGGCTCCACCCACCCGGCCCGACCAGCGCCCTCAGCCACGAGGCACCCCCGGGTAGCCTGGACGGATGGACTCCGCCTCCATCACCGTTGCTGTCGAGTTCCCCGGGGTGCACCGCGTGGCGGCGCAGCTCGAGCTGCCGGCCGTGGACTGGGCGAACATCCCGCAGGGGGACCGGCTGGCGATTTTGAACCACGCCGCGGAGGAAGCCGCCGCCCGGGTTGCCATGTTGACGTGCGCGTGCCGCCTACCAGGGCCGCGCAGCTCGCCTACCAGCGCAAACACCGGTAGTGGATCACGCGCAACGACGGTTACGCACGAACGTCTGTCCACTGTGCACGGTGCAACATCAACAAGCGAGTTGACTCCGGCGCTTTGGGCCAATGCCAGCCCGTGGCACCCCAATTGACCCCTCTAGAAGGCCCATTCCCGGCCCTGAGAGCCCCGTAGCGCCCCTACCAGGGCACATGGGGAGAGAGAAGGGCGACAAAGGCGTGGTGTCACCCGGCCGGTTGAGCCTCGTCGGCACCCCACCCCCCTATACCCCACGGGGGTGTTAGCGGCGGGCTGCGTGGGCGAGTGTCCACGGTGGACAGACCTCACGCATGATTTATTTTTTATTTTTTTATTTTATTTATTTATTTAATTTATATTATATATACATATATATATCTATTACATATACACATATGTATGTGTTATATGTATTGGTGTGTTGTATGTATTAATAGTATGTATTGTTATATGTATTGGTATATGTACTACCTACCACTACCACTGCCTGCTACCTGTACCACCTGCAACACGGGTGGCCCTGCGCGCTGGCCCCGTGCTGGGCCTGAGAGCCACGCTGCCGGCCTGTCTGTTGCCTCGGGTCTGGTTGCACCGGTAGTGGGCTGGCCGGAGGTTACGGGGGTCTCTAGGCGCCCCGCCGGCGGATAGCGGGACGAGGTGGTCAGCGGTCCAGCTGAGCGGGTGCGGGTAGGCCACGGGTGGGAAGGGCTGGCCGCATATCCAGCAGGGGTCGCCTCGGGCCTGGAGCTCTGCTCGCACGCGTAGCCAGGGTCGGCCGCTGCGGCCTGGACTCCTACCCATGCATCACCCGTTCGGCGGTATGCGCTGGAGGACCTCTCCGGCATAGTGGTCCACATGATGATTCAAGATCACACTCACCCTCAGGGCGCGCTTCCCGCTGCCCACACTTGGGGTCACGTCACGCTGACCAACGGGTGGAAGGGTCACGCCTTCCGCACGCGGGATGGCGTCCTCGCCTCCTCGCTGGGTGCACTGAACCCTGCTGACATCGTCAAGGTGTCGGAGTGCCACACCCCGGAGGAGTGGACCTGCACGCACCCCTAGCGGGTAGCGGCGCAGCAACTTAATAGCGGGCCAGCACACGAGGATGGCGCAAGGGGCTATCGCCCGGCCAGGAACCACCCGGAGGGCTTCGGCTAAGCGAGACAGCGAGGATATCCGGTCAAGGCCAGTCGGTACATAGGTAGCTCGCCGGTTCACCGGCCAGTATCAATCTGCACGCCTACCCAGGGTGACCCAAGCGAAGCCCGCACGTAAGACCAAGACTTGAGGTTTTGCCTGGCCCATCCTCGCGGGTGGGTGGGGTTGGACCCCAAGCACACACGGAAGGTTGAATCATGCCTAAGAAGGACGCGGTGGCCTGTAGCTATCAGGCCGTGCCGGCCGGCGCGGATGTCATGTGCCTACCGGAGGATTCGTCTGGTCGGTTCCGGTGCGGTCGGAACGCTCCAGCTGTGCA